GAAGATGAAAGTGAGGGTGATTTTGAAGATTTTGAGGATGATGAGTTATACCCAGAAAATGAAGATCTCGAAAAAGAAACAGAAGATTTTGAAGAGCTTCACGAAGAAGAAGAGCTTGACGAGCTATCTAAAGAATTTGTTCTTGCGTTAATAGATAAGATTATGCAGTTTATGGCTCTTTTAACAGGCCATGAGCTTCACCCCTATCAAAAACCGTTAGCTAAAAGAATTATAGAAAGTATATTAATAAACGACGGTGAAGAAATTACCGCATTAGCTTCTCGTCAATCAGGTAAATCTGAGACCGTAGCTAACACCGTAGCAACGCTTATGGTTCTCTTACCTAGGCTTGCAAAGATGTATCCGGAGCTTTTAGGTAAGTTCCAGGATGGGGTTTGGGTAGGAATGTTTGCCCCAATTCAAGCTCAGGTAGAAACTTTATTTTCTAGAACAGTATCTCGTTTAACTAGCGAAAGAGCTATGGAAGTTCTTGGGGATCCAGAAATTGACGACACCCCAACTAAAACGCCCGGAGTTGTTAGAAACATAAAGTTAAAAAACTCTGGATCCACTTTAATGATGATGACGGCTAACCCTAGAGCAAAAATTGAATCTAAGTCTTTTCATCTAATTGTCATCGATGAGTGTCAAGAAGCGGACGATTTTATAGTCTCTAAGTCTATTTCTCCTATGGGCGCGTACTACAACGCGACTATGGTTAAAACGGGCACTCCCACAACCCACAAAAATAATTTTTATAGATCCATACAATTAAATAAGAGACGTCAAAATGCTGGACGTAACGCTAGACAGAACCATTTTCAATGGGACTGGAAAGATGTTGCAAAATTTAATTTAAATTACGAAAAATTTATTAGAAAAGAGATGCTCCGTATTGGAGAAGACTCAGACGAGTTTCAACTATCTTATAACTGTAAATGGCTTTTAGAGCGAGGAATGTTTATAACCTCCTCTATTATGGATGATTTAGGGGATACATCTCAAGAAGTAGTAAAAAATTGGCATAGATCTCCGGTAGTAGTCGGTATAGATCCAGCCAGAAAAATGGACTCCACTGTAGTTACGGTTGTTTGGGTTGACTGGGATCGTCCGGATGAATTTGGATATTACGACCATAGAATTCTAAATTGGATGGAAATCCAAGGTGACGACTGGGAAGATCAATATTTTCAAATAGTAAACTTTTTAGGAAACTACGATGTTTTAGCTGTAGCTGTAGATTCAAACGGAGTGGGAGACGCGGTGTCCCAAAGATTAAAGCTTTTGCTCCCTAGGGCCGAAGTAATGTCCATATTGTCCAGCCCTACTGAGCAATCTAAGCGCTGGAAGCATTTACAGGCGCTTATCCAACGTCAAATGATCTCTTGGCCAGCTCATGCTAAAACCAGAAGATTACGAATATGGAAGCGTTTCTACCAACAAATGACGGATGCGGAAGTACAATATAAGGGTCCTAATTTCTTGGTAGCGGCTCCTGACGAGGCGCACGCCCACGATGACTTCGTGGATTCGTTAGCCTTAGCGTGTTCTCTGACCCAAGAGATGGTGATGCCTACCGTAGAGGTTAGCGCATCTCCTTTCTTTAGTTAAGAAATTTTGCGTTTAGGCTGATAATTCAAGCTATTGGGACCAAACTCATACTAAGGATCCTTTATCCGTATAGGAGAAAAAATTAATGGCCACAGAAAACATTGCTCCAACCCCACAGTTCCCGGAGCGCACCGGGGCTATGTACGAGCGCAAAATGTCAGAAGCAACCCCAGGACTTAGAGGTCCACTTCGTTTTGAAGAGGGCGTAGCTACTGATACAGACGTTCCTGCACAGTTCCAGGTAGGTATCGACTCAGGTTATGAAACACCTGCCGGTCGTCCAAACCACAACATGAATGTATTTGAGAAGTATCCAGAGGAGACAATGCGTGAGCGTGCTCACGTAGGTTCTGCTGCCTGGGTTGAGGCACCAACTTATGTTGGCGAGTTCTCTCAAGGTACATTTAGCGATTATGCAGAAACAAAGATTGAAGAAGTATTTCGCACCGGTTCTCGCTATCAACGCATGAACCCTGCAGCTGTTACTGACTAATTACGTTACACTTTACTACCGGTACCCGGCCTCGTACTCCCTTCTCCGAGGCCGGGCACCTTACTTAAATTTAGGAGAGCCGTGGCAAGGGTTGCTTCAAATCAAAAACTTTGGAATCAGCTAATGAACCAAGCTCTTGCAAAATATCCAAAAAGAAGTCCTAACGCTACGGCAAGTCCAGCAGCAAATCGTTGGGCCGCAGCAGAGTATCAAAAACGAGGGGGACAGTACGTTAGTTCTAAAAGCGAAGTACAACCCAATATGCGAGATAAAAAAACAGAAGATTTAAAAAAGAAAAAAGCTAAGGCAACTCGCATAAAAAAAGCTAGAATGCGCGGAGATATTATTTAATGAGTATTGATTTTTCACCCCCATCGTATAGGGCCGCGTCATCTGATTTAACTATCTCCATTTCTCCCCTAGGCCTTGTAGAACTTGCGGATGAAGAATTTGAAGTACATGGTCCACGTCTAAACCGTTACTCTCTTAACTGGGCTATGTATCTAGGCCATCATTGGGCATATCGTCGAGAAATTGGCGAATCTCAAATGGTTTATAACTATTACAGAGCATTTACAGATTACATAATTAATTTTTCTTTTGGTCGTGGAGCCATATTCCGTAGCCCGTACCCAACAGAAGCTATAGTTCCAGATATCCTACAAAGAGTGTGGGAAGTAGATAACAATAAGCATTCTGTTATGTGGGAAATGGGTCAACAAGGCGGAGTATCTGGAGACTGTTTTGTTAAGGTAGCTTATGAAGAAGCTTTTCAAGATTCTGTTGGCCGTACGCATCCAGGAAGAGTTCGAATACTTCCACTAAATTCTAGTTTTTGTTTTCCAGAGTTTCATCCTCACGATCGTGATCGATTAATAAGATTTAAGCTTAAATATCGTTTTTGGGGAACTTCTTTAGAAGGAACTCGTCAAGTCTATACATATACTGAAATTCTTACCGATGATCGTATTGAAGAATATATCAACGATGAGTTAATTGATTCTAGACCAAACCCAATAGGTGTTGTTCCTATTGTTCACATACCAAATGTAAGAGTATCTGGATCTCCTTGGGGACTATCAGATGCACATGACATTATTGTTTTGAACAGAAGTTATAACGAAATTGCTACCGACGTGGCTGACATAGTCAACTACCACGCTGCTCCAGTAACAGTTATTACTGGCGCGAAGGCATCTTCCCTTGAAAAGGGGCCTAAGAAGGTCTGGGGAGGTCTCCCCAAGGATGCCCAAGTATTTAACTTGGAAGGTGGCGGACAAGGATTACAAGGTGCACTTCAGTATCTTGAAATCATTAAACGCTCTATGCATGAAATGATTGGAGTGCCAGAGACCGCACTTGGTCAAGTACAGCCGATATCAAACACCTCTGGTGTTGCTCTTGCAATTCAGTATCAACCATTGATGAATCGTTATAATCAAAAAATTGTTCAATACAGTAACGGATTAAAAAGAATTAATGAACTTGTACTTCTAACTCTAGCTGTGAAAGAACCAGAGTTATTTATGTACAATCCAGATTTTAATGGGCCGATAAAGCCAGATCAAATTCAAGTTCTTGATATAAACAGCTCAATCACCTATGAAACTACTGTTCATTTCCCACAGCCACTGCCTCTAGATAAGTTGATCGTATTAAATGAGATCCAAACTAAGATGCAGATGAACTTAGAAAGCCGTAAAGGTGCCCTTCGTACTTTGGGTGAAGAATTCCCTGATGAGAAGCTAGACGAGATTCGTACCGAATTAATTGAAGACGCCAAGGCAGATGGGGCATTAAACCTAATTCGTTCTCAGATCAACTCGGCTATTGCTTCCCTAACCGGATTACTTCCGGAAAACCAAGGCCTAGAGGCAGCACCGGGAACCGAAGTAGGTGCCGGAGTAGGTCCAGGTCCTTCAGGACAACCTGGAATAGTTACCCCGTTTGAAGCGGAAACTATCGATCAAATGTCCACAGAATTGGTCACAAAAGCATATGGGACCAAACTCCCGCAACGTAGAGGTACTTCTCCGGAAGACTCTAAGTATGGAGGAAACTAGTTTAGGCTGACAAATAAGCATTTATTTGAAAGCCTACTACCAAATAAATTCGCAGGTCATCGTGGCACTAAATCGGACAACGACCTCTTAAACCTAAGGAATAAAAATATGTCAGAAACAACAAATATTGTTGATTCGCCTGAAGCCCAGGAAGCGTTTTTCCAGGATGTTCCGGCAGCGACAGATACACTCGTAACACCCGTCCAATCGCAGACTCCGAACAAGGGATACACTGAAGAGGATTTGAAGAAAGTGCGTGAGCAAGAAAAATCTAAGCTCTACCCTCAAATCGATTCTCTTAAGGAAGAACTTGCTGTTCTGAAGAAGGAGCGCGAAGAACGTCTCGCAGAAGCTGAGAAGCTTCGTGCAGAACAAGAAGCTGAGGCTCGTAAGAAAGCCGAAGCTGAGATGGACGTCCGTCAACTTTTGGAATCAAAAGAAAAAGAATGGGCGGAAAAGTTTGAGACAGAACGTCTTGAGCGGGAAAGAGCTATTTCTCTTTTAGAACGAGAAAGACAATTCGCTGAACTTAACGAATATCGTACTACTCGTTTAAATCAAGAAAGAGAAAGCATAATCCCCGAACTTCTTGATCTTATCGTTGGAAATACCAAGGATGAAATTGAGGAGAGTATCGCAGGATTAAAGGAACGCTCATCGCGTATCCTTGATTCAGCACAGCAGGCTATGCAGTCTGCACGTCGTGAAATGACAGGAAGCCGGGTAACCGCGCCTCCTACAGGACCCCTGGACACTAATTCGGACCAACAACAGTTCACAGCGGAACAAATTTCCGCTATGTCGGTTACCGAGTACGCAAAATACCGCGGCAAGTTGCTTGGACAAGCAGCTTCAGACCGTGGCAAGGGAATCTTCGGGTAGTAAATTATTACCTATTTAATTAAATACTAAGGAGTAAGACCGACATGGCATCAGCCCTCACAGGTACCGGCAATTTAGCCGCTTCACCTACAGCGTATTCTGGCGCTAACAGCCAGCTTACGCAAGCAATTCAGACGATCTGGTCAAAGGAAATTCTTTTCCAATCAATGCCAATTCTTCGCTTCGAACAGTTCGCTGTTAAGAAGACAGAACTTGGAGTTGCACCAGGTCTTCAGATCAACTTTATGCGTTACAACAACCTAGGTTTTGCATCAACACTTGTTGAAGGTGTTCGTATGGAAACCAAGGCACTAACAGCGCAGCAATTCTCAATCACAGTTGCAGAGCATGGCTATGCAATTGCTGTATCTGAGCTACTACTAAATGCATCATTCGATGACGTAATGGCTTCTGCCTCACGTCTTCTTGGTCGCAACATGGCTCTTTATCTTGATGGCCAGGCACGCGACACACTTATGGCAGCATCTTCCGTTATTTACGGTTATGATCGTTCTGCTAACGTTGCTGTTAACGATTGGTATACATCCGGTACAGTTGGCACTTCACGTGCTTCCTTGACAGGTAACTTCAATCTAACAACATCAACAGTTAAGGATGCTGTAGAGACTCTCTCAACCAAGAACATTCCACGGTTGGGCGAGACTTATGTTGCTTTCATTCACCCACACCAGAGCCGTCGTCTTCGTGACCTTCCAGAGTTTATTGAAGTCACTAAGTACGCTGCTCCAGGTAACTTCATGCTCGGTGAGATTGGCCGTCTATATGACTGCGTATTCATTGAGACAACTCAAATCCAGAAAGTAACAAATGGTGCTGGAGCTGGTTACAGCACAGACACCGCTGTTGCTCCTGGAAGCATTGTTTACCCAACTGGTGGAGGCTATACCACACCAGTAACAAAGACCGGTAACGGTAACAAGGATCGCTACTCAGCAATCTTTATTGGTGACAACGCATTTGGTCACGCAATCTCACTTCCAGTAGAACTCCGCGATGGCGGTATTCTAGACTTCGGTCGTGAGCATGCGCTTGCTTGGTACGCAATCTATGGTCTAGGTCTAATTACTGACCAGTCTGTAGTTATCGCAGAAACCAACTAATTTAATTCCGTTGGGGGGGCGGAGTTATCTCCGCCCCCCAACACAAACATTGGAGAATAATAATCGTGGCAAAAGCTAAAGTAACAGACGTCACTGGACGTCAACGTGAAGAGCTAATTAAGCAAAACGCTGAAGCTCTCGCAAAAAGAGCTGAAGAAATGTCTATCGCAACCGCAATAGATATGGATCGGCTAGAAAACGAAATAATTGATCAAACAGTTCCAGGCGTAGCTACTGTTATTGATGAGGTCGAAAGTGTGGGAGTAACCACAGCTGACGAGTCAACAGTAATTCGAGTAGCAGAAGATTTGGACTTTGTAACTATCGGTGTGGGTAAACATTACTCATTTAAAGCTGGTCAGAAATACAAAGTGTCGAAAGAGGTAGCCCAACACCTTCAGGAAAAAGGGTATCTTTACGACAGGCTTTAATTAGCTTTCCAATAAGCTGCCCACTCCGACAAACGCCCTCCTGTTGGAGTGGGCTTCTTATTGTTTACCAAGATTTATGTCCAAATTACTTGGATGATTAGATTAAATATAGCCGGAGGATTTAGTGGCAACGCTTACAACCCTTTCTGACAGACTTCGTGCCGAGATTGGCGATATAGGCCGATCATTTGTAGAAACCTTTGAAGCTGACGGCCTTACAAAAAGATTTCAATTACAGTACGCTCCAATAAAAGGATCTAACCTTACAATTAAAGTGGGAAACACAAACGTATCCCCAACATCTACAGTAGAAGAAGTTGTGGGTATGATAGAACTTGCTTCTACCCCTATTGCTGGCTCTCAATTAACAATTTCAGGCACAGCATATAAATACTTTACTGACACTGAAATTCAATACTATGTAAATAACGCTTTTCTTGAGCATGCAAGGTCAACTACTGATAGTAACGGGGCTTTAGCGACTCTTGCCACCTTGCCCTCAATTGATGAATATCCTTTAGTTATTTTAGCCTCTACAATGGCTCTCTATACATTAGCTACGGATTCTGCTTTTGATATTGACATTATTTCCCCAGATGGCGTCTCTATTCCCCGTTCAGAACGTTTTAGGCAATTATCTGAAATAATTGCAAATAGAAAAGAACAATATCGAGAACTTTGTAACATGCTCGGCATTGGTATGTATAAAATTGAAGTATTTTCACTACGACGCACTAGTCGCCGTACAAATGCGTACGTCCCAATATATAGACCAAAAGAGATTGATGATCGTTCTTTGCCGCAAAGAGTATATTTGCCTATACCTACCTATGGAGATATTACCCCACCAGGTACTGTGGCTACTCGAGATCTTTCTATTTATGCTGGAGATGATTTTGAATTAATTCTTAAATTTAATATGGACCTATCTACTTACACCCCTTTATCTCAGATACGCCTTTCTCCAAGCTACCCAGCAAATCAAGTTGGCCCTGTAATAGTAGCTACATTTGAAATAGAAAAATTTGCTTCAGTAACTGGTGGAATTTTAGATAGTTTAAGGCTTTCTTTAGAAGATGCTGTTACTGCGTCCTTACCTCGTACTGCTTTTTGGGATATTCAATTAACATCTTCATTAGGAGAAGTAAAAACATATCTGACTGGAAAAGTATTTACCCGTGCACAAGTAAGCAAGACAAACGGAGACTTTAGTGTCTGATCCAGAGATTATTGAAATTACTGAAACAGGACCGACTGTTGTAATAATTGGCTCTGAATCAACAGGGACACCCGGAGCTGTAGGACCAGCAGGTCCAACAGGACCAACCGGCCCTATTGGCGGAACAGGACCGCTTGGACCAACAGGTGCTACAGGCAGCACTGGTCCACAAGGATCTACAGGACCTACCGGTGCTTCAGGTGCACAAGGTAATGAAGGCCCTATTGGTCCAACTGGTGCTACAGGGCCTATAGGACCACAAGGTGTTACTGGTCCGCAAGGAGCAACAGGACCAACTGGAGCTGTTTCAACAACTCCCGGACCTATCGGTGCTACAGGTCCAACTGGTCCTATGGGAACAGGATTAGTTGTTCAAGGAAGTTTAAATAGCTATACCCAACTTCAATCTATTACCGGACAGCAAAAAGGTGATGCTTACATCATCAATGGTGATATGTGGGTTTGGGAAGGAACTGCTTGGGACAATGTCGGAAATGTAGTTGGTCCAACCGGTCCGCAAGGACCAACAGGTGCAACAGGACCTACCGGAGCTGCATCAACAGTAACTGGTCCTACAGGAGCAACGGGTGCTCAAGGTATTCAAGGCGAGCAAGGTATTCAAGGACTTCAAGGAATTCAAGGAGATACTGGTGCAACAGGCCCACAAGGAGAAATTGGACCTACAGGTCCTCAAGGAGAACAAGGAGTTCAAGGAGAACTTGGACCGACTGGAGCTCAAGGAGATGTGGGCCCTACTGGACCTACTGGTGCCACAGGATCTCAAGGAGAGCTAGGACCAACTGGACCTCAAGGAGAAATTGGAGCTACAGGCCCAACTGGTCCACAAGGTGTTTATGGTGCTCCAGGTATTCAAGGAATCCAGGGAGAAACAGGTCCTACAGGTCCACAAGGCCCTCAAGGCGATGCATCAGAGGTACCAGGACCAACTGGACCAACTGGAGCTACTGGACCGCAAGGTGATCTTGGCCCAACAGGTCCAACAGGAAATGTTGGTCCTACAGGTCCTACAGGTCCAACTGGTCAAGGTTTAAATGTTTTAGGTGCTTTAAATACTGCGGAAGATCTTCCCGTATCTGGATCAGCAGGCGATGCATACATAATTGCTGGAGATCTTTATGTTTGGACTGAAAATTCTTCTTCTTGGGTAAACGTAGGAAGAATTGAAGGAGCAACTGGACCACAAGGTCCGACTGGTCCGACAGGCGCAACTGGTTTAATTGGTGAGACCGGGCCAACTGGTCCTCAAGGCGAATATGCATTTGTTTGGGATCCAACACGCTTACATCCAAACGGTTACCAGCCAGGTGAGATCGTCTTCTATTCTGGAAGTTACTACATCTGCCTTGCAACAAATGATGCAATTGTTCCAACGTCACCAGGCGTAATTGGTGTTTACTGGAATTCATATTCTTTCGTCGGTGATATAGGTCCAACAGGCCCAACAGGTGCAACTGGTGCAACAGGTGATACTGGACCAACTGGTGCTGCTGGTGAAGTAGGAGCAACTGGTGATACTGGACCAACTGGTCCACAAGGAGATTTAGGACCAACTGGTCCGCAAGGTGAAATTGGTCCAACAGGACCACAAGGTGAACAAGGAGTTCAAGGTCCTACTGGTCCTCAAGGTGAATTAGGACCAACTGGTCCAACTGGTCCAGTTGGTGATATAGGTTCTTCTGGTCCTACTGGTCCGCAAGGTAAATTTGCATATACTTCTGAAACAGCACCAGAATCTGCAAATAATGGTGATGCTTGGTTTAATCCAACAGATGGTTCTGCGTATATTTGGTATGATAACTATTGGATTGAGGTTGGAGCCGCTCCATTAGGCCCTACCGGACCTACAGGTCCAGCAGGCCCTATTCAAGAAATTCTTCCGGTAATCTTTTCTGCGTTTAACCATGAAAATCATCAAGGACTTACAGTAACCTTTGATGAAGAATCCGACGAAGTAAGAATTATTTCTGACGTAGCGTTTATTGAGGCAGTAGCCCTAGCAGGCTTATAAGGAGACCATAGTGCCTATTAATCCCGACTTCTCTGCATTAGAGGCGGTTATTACCGCTAAAGTTGAAGCGGTAGCTACCAACATCGACAACAAAGACCTTCTAATTCAAATGAAGGCTCTTGAAGCCGCGGTAGCAAACCTTGCATTAACTCGTGTAATTGCTGAGGGAACATATCAGCAAGGTCTTGTTACCTCTACAGCTACAACCGCATCAACCGCACTAAATACAAGCGTTACTACTGCTCAAACAAATCTAGATGGGATTGTAACAACAGCGACTACTAACTTAAATGCTGCGGCAGCTAATGCAATTGAAGATTTCAATGATGTGGCTAACCCAACTATTACACAAATCAATGCTTTGCTTGCACAACTTGGAGAAACTAATACTCAAGATATTATTGACTTAGTTACAGCGTCTTTAGGTCAAATAACCACGGCAGCTACAACGGCTACCTCGGCTATAACTCAGGCCCAAAGCGATGCTTTAAGTGCCATTGGAACTTCAGCATCATCAACCCTTTCCTCAGCCATATCAGACATTAATACTGCTAGAGATAGCGCTATTCAAGCGGTAAGTGCCTCAGGAAACGTTACTGCAGCCCTAAACCTAGTAAGAGATGACCGGTGGCTGGGCCTAAATATTTTTGCCCCAACCAATTATCTTAATAATTAAGGACTAAAAATGACTTTTTACATTTATACTAGCTTAGAAGGACACACGGTCCTGAATGGAGATAACTGATGCCAGCCTACTCATCGCTTAATACGCAGATTGATGCCGTAAAAGCGGAAATAACAACATCTCTTGCTGCGGCCAGCTATACCGCTCAAGACCTTGTATACGTAGCCAAAGCCCTTGAAACTCTCGGCAACTTGCTTGGAATAAATGACCTAGTAGCTGCGACTG